CCGTAATGATCGTGCCGTAATTACTGTCAGGCGTTGGCCCCACAATCATATATTGGCTAGTATTACCTGTAGTAGCAGTATCGCCCCCATAAACAGCAAAATACTGAGGTAAGCCTGTCGTAGAACCCGATCCGTAAACATTCTGTATAAATTCTTTAGTAACTGGCAATAGTGGCGATGACACGCCGGAATTAACTACTTCAAAAGTCTGCGGGACAATAAACTGCGACGTAGGTAAAGTTAACGTATTGTTGTTGGAGGTAAGGGAATAAGCTGTCGTGCTAATTTGGGTAGAAAGAAAATCCAAATCACGCTGCATACGCAATTCTGCGTAGCTGATCATTTGAGGCAAAATAATCGTGAAATTGGTATCATTGGACGGAATGACGGCCATTGTGCTAATTTGCTGCACGTAACTTGAGTATGTTAAGGCCATAACTTAATCCTACGATGCCATGTCAAAGGCAGCCTTTTCTACCGCCGCAACTCTATTTGACCAACCTTTGCCAAACGTACCATACGTGGGCAAACTTTGCAAAAAGGCTAGTCTTGCTTCACAGACTCCCGTAGCAACTTCACGAGCGTTAGCCGCTTCACAAGCACTAATTGTGGCTTGGCCGATTTGTCCGTCCGCACCAACGCCAAGTACCTGCTGAAGGGTTTTCGCCGCACGGCCTACCCCACTATTAACAGCCATATCAAAAGTGGCATAGTCAACGCCAAGAGGAAGTGAGTCGCCACCGATTTTATCCCAATAATTAGCTTTATACAAAGGTGCTACGTCCTGCGGTCCCAAAGCCCTCATTTCAACTTCGGTAACTTCACGCCCCACCCAAGATTCCCATACTTTTTGCGTTACGCCAAGGTTTGTACGGCCACCGGGGTCTTTTGGGTTATCCGTGTACCCGCCTTCACTTTTTAAAACCAATGCTAGGCATTGCTCAAAATTACCGTTCACTTTTTGTTCCCCAAGGAAGCAGTAAGCGCATCCGTCTTTTGCTTTGAACCAGCGGACGAACCAAAATAAAAACCCATTACGCTAGTCCAAGCAGTGCCAAGTGTACCGATGAGCATAAGCAATGCCTCGCCACCTGTGGCCGGAAGACCAAAGTGCAAAATATAAGCAATGATGCCAAAAAAACCGACCGTAACGCCTACTGCCAATACGCGAGGGATCCAATCGCGGGTTGCAATCTGCATATTACGGGCTGAATCGCGGTCTTGTTCGGAAATACGTTCCAGATCAATGTCCAACGACTTCATCTGAACTTTGAAGTCCGCATCAATCTTTTTCAGGGCCGCCAACTGATCACCTGTTGGATTAGCAAGAGCCGACATGATGTCGTCTTCAGTGCCATTTTCATGACCAAAAAGGGCATTTGATATAGCTTTAACCGCCATGCCACCAACAGGTCCAAGCAATGCCGTCGCGATGGTTGGGGCGACTGAACCAAGCAATGGTCCAAAAGTTTTAAGAATGTCCATGTTACTTCACCGTTATCATAAGAAATACGCCGATTGCGCCAATGCCTAATACCAGAAAACCTACAATACTGCTAACCATAATCAAATCCTTGCGGTTTTCTTCCTGTTCTTTCAAGGCCGCTGCAGCCTGACGGGCAGCTTCCTTCCGCATCTCAATGACTGACCGTTGAATACCTTCCCATGCGGCAGGGCCATATTGCCCTACGAACATATTCTTAACGTCCAACTGCATTTGCTGGGCCTTGGCTTTGGCGGCATAAATTTTAACCGCTTCAGCCTCAAACTCAGCTTGGCTTTGGAATAATTTCTTTTTGCGTGGTGTCGACGCAATAGTAACAATTTGGGCAACCTTACTAAAAAGATTGCCCACTTTTTCTGCAGTTTCCATCACGTCCTGCCCTGCATCGACGGCGGACTTGATGCTATTGTAGATTGCAGTCGCGCCAGCGATGAGGGTAAACGGATCCATACTTAGTCCATATTATTCAGCAGGTGTATTTTCCGGCGCTACAGGCGTGGCTGCAGCAACTTGAATTTGCGGTTCTGCTTGTGCTTTTATTTTTTCATAAACAGCAATACCCGCTTCAAGCGGTAACTTCCCAAGACCCGCCGCAATAATATTTGCTTCTGCGACCGTAAATTTGAAAGTAAGTTCGAGATTTTCCATTGAATCCTCTTAAAATGGTGGTTGTTGGGTTTGTGACGTTGTTTCACCTAGTAGGTTAATTTGTGAAGCAATTTGTGCCTCAACGCCGGGCATACTAATACAACCCGCAACCCATTGATAGGCCATTTGTTGTGTAATATTTGCATATGGGACAAATTCTGCGGGGTTTGGCGAACCTAAATTGGCCGTGCCGGATGTTGATGCTGTGTGTATTCCATCCGTACCCGTGCAAACCCAATTAATAGCCGTAACCACATTGGTCAGGCCATTAGAGGATGTGTTTACAATAAATTGAGGAAACTCCCACGTATATTGCATTACCGATACTCAATCCAAGATACCAAACTATCTGAACTGCTGACAGAATAAGTAGACCCTGATGGGACTATTCCAGACACAGTTTTATTGCCTGTGTAACTACCACCAGTTGAAAAACTGGATACCGCGTTTCCGGCAATTGTTAAAGTTGTCCCGCCAGAACCGTAAGTAATAATGCTTATGTAAATAGCATATGATAAAGAATTTGTGTAAGTTGTTGAAAATGCTCTTGAACCAGTTAAATTATTTAAAGATGTTCCAATTACATTGACCGATTGCGAAATCCACGTTGTGCCATTGCTTGTTAATACGTTTCCGCTTGTGCCGGGGGCAACAACTTGCAATGCGCTTGTTCCGTTGCCTAAAAGAACATTATTTGCCGTTAAAGTTGACGATCCAGTGCCGCCATTAGCCACATTAAGTGTGCCAGCCAAAGTAACCGCGCCAGTGGACGCCGTTGATGGAGTAAACCCAGTTGATCCGGCGCTGAAGGAGGAAACAACACCACCTGACAAAAGGCCATCATCCGCTTTTTTTACGTTTGTCCCGTCGCAATAAACAATAATGCTATAACCCTGTGGGCAAGACACTGTAGTTCCAGCGGCTGCGTTACTGCCGTTATTTGATCCTAATAGGACGGTATACGCGTTAGATGTGCTATTGGTAACAACCCACATACCTGCCACGCTTTGAGGCAAAAGCACATTTTGGTTGGCGGCTAATGCACCTGTAAGGTTAAACCGCATGGCTTGCGATGTAGAACCAGCCGCAGTCGCGCTTGGCGCTGCAATATTGGTATAAGTGGTAGACCCACCCGTATTTACGGATACAGATGTAGTATTGCCGTACATCTGATCAAGGATGGTCGCATTATAGTTAAGCGGCTGATCCCACGTAGGAGACGTGCTATTATACGCTGGTTCGTTAAGGGCAAGGTTTGTCGTTACACTCATGGTTTGTCCGCCTTATTGTCAAGTTTGTCGTAGATACGTTGGAACATATCCTCAATATGCTTCATTCTCTGGTCCAAATCCACCTTCAGGACATATTCCTTTGGCATATTGGCTTCCAGTTTATTCAAATCACGTTGTAGTTCTTTGACCGCGCCCCAAAGTTCACGCAAGAACCACCCCGCCACCGTCAGGATTGCGCCGCCAACTATGTCTATAAGGGTTTGATAATCGTTCATGGGTGCGCGGCCTTATATGCGTCAAATTCTGCTTTAAGTTCTTTCTTGCGTCCTTTGTTCCAAACCGGAACCTTTAAAACGCGATAGGCATGTAAACCATTTTCAGACACTGTAACCCATTCAAGATTGTCTACACAATTGTTGTGTTTGCTTCCATCTTTATGGTTTACTTGTGGTTTGTTTGATTCATTGGGAATAAATGCTCTTGCGACTAGGCGGTGTACATTATGGTTGCTTTTAATGCCGTCAACACAAAAGCTAACAATCAAATATCCACTTTTGCTTTTTCCTTGTTTTAATAATTTGGAAGGAGAGCGTCGCAAACCATTGTGAAGACGGTTAAGAACCATTCTTTCAATAGACCTAACATTTCCAAAGTTGCTCACTTCGTAATGCGTTTCAAAACCTGAACATGGATGCCAAATTTCCATTATTTTGCCTCCAATGCGGCAATACGGGCGGTCAAGGCAGTGATGGTGACTTGTTGCTCTTGAATAGCGGCAACTAAATGCACGACAATCTTACTGTAATCTACGCCTTGGTGAATGGGCTTGCCACCTTCATCTACAGCGTCTTTTTCGCCTGTAACTGCATTAGGAATTATGGCTTGCAACTCATGGGCAATAAAACCTTCACCCGCAGATTTGTCGCTAATCCAATCGTAGGTAACAGGCTTTAATGCGCTGATCTTGGCAAGACCAGTCGTTATTGGGGTGACGTTTTCTTTTAAACGGTAATCGGATGACGTATTAAAGCTAACGCCTGTTGTTCCGGCTTGTTGAACACTTCCAATAATTGAGTTATTGTAAAGAAAATCTAAATAACCTTGGCCTGAAGTTGCGCTGGAATGCCCAATACGAACATAACCAGTTGTGCCGGAACTTCCGTTTGGAATAATTGCAATGCCAGCGTTTACTGAAGTTGTACTCGTCGTCCCCACCAGCAGATTGCCGGAGGAGTCGATGCGCATACGTTCTGCGCTATTTGTAGCAAACGTCATAGGCGCATTTGCAAAACCTAAAATATTAAAACTGTTTGCACCGCCCCAAGCAGAAAAAGAACTACCCCCAGTGTTAATTTCGCCTCTTAATGTGCCATTATTGTAAAAATGGAACCCGCTTCCCGCTGTTGCGGCGGCTGCATCTGTGCTGTTCCAAACATCTCCTGTAGCAGCATAAGAAGCCAATTTGCTGTTTGTATATGTGCTTGGCGAAGTCGTCCCAATACCTACGTTGCCGGAGGAGTCGATACGGGCGGATTCGTTTGTGCCTTGATAGAAAATTGTGGTTCCATTTCCGCTTGAATTATCAAGTTTAATTGCAGCGCCAGCAGTCCCATATCCAGTTCCACTAGAAATATAAAGCCAAGTATTTCCCCCATTCCGGATAATAGAAGAATCGCTACCAGCAATTTGCAAATTACTGGTTGTCCTTATTGCTCCAGAAACATCAAGTTTATACCCCGGCGAAGTCGTACCAATCCCCACATTCTGAGACGTATCAATCGTCATTGCTGTGGATTGCGAACCCGTTTTAAAGATAATACTGTCGGACGTACCCGCACCAGACGTGGATTCCAGTGTCAGCGTAGACGATGCTGTCGTTCCGCCAATGAGAAGCGGGGTAGTTAATGAAGTGGTTAATGTAGGCGAAGCAGAATAAGCAGGAGCCGTTCCCGTTCCTGAAGATACTAATACTGAACCAGTTGCAACAGCAGCCAATTTGGACAATGCAGTGGTGGTTGATGCATAAAGCAAATCGCCAACCGTATATGAAGATTGTCCCGTTCCGCCGTTTGCTGCGACAAGCGTTCCAGCAACCGTTACAGCGCCTTGCGTTGCCGTTGACGGGGTTAAACCCGTTGTTCCAAAATTGATTGATGTTACTGCCAGTCCGCTAACATTTGACCAAGAAGGCTGTACTGAAGAACCACCAGATGTAAACACCTGACCAGATGTTCCGTAATTTACAGTTGCACCAGCAACAGAGCCAATACCCCAAGCGCCCGACGTATTAATGGCAAACTGACCAGAGCCGTTCGTGTAGAACGATAGCGGCAAATACGTACCTGTGCCGTTAATGCCCGACACCAACTGGACGTCCGTGGAGCCGTTCGTCGCAATCAAAATTTTGGATGCGTTGGTAGGATCAGCGGCATTGGTTGCTTGCCAAGAAGCCGCTGTGGATGTGCCGTTAGGCAGAGCATAAATGCCCGTTGTGCTGTTGGTCGTGCTTGTTTGGAAAGCCAAACGGTTTGTGATCGTGGCATTGGTAAAGTCACCAAGAATACGCGCACCAGTCCCTGTGTGAGTTTCGTTACCGCTAATGCTGATGCTGCCCGTCGTTAAGGCCGTAACCGTAGGCGAATTAGACCATGCAGGAGCAACACCAACGCCGCCCGACACAAGAACTGATCCGGTAGCAACGTCAGCCAGTTTGGATAGCGTTGTAGAGGCAGAAGCGTACAGAAGATCGCCCACTGTGTAGGACGTGATGTTCGTGCCGCCAGAGGATACAGGAACCACGCCGCCAAGGGTTGCAAGCGTAACCGTCGTCCACGATGGAGCGGCAGATGCGCCACCAGACGTTAAGAACTGACCAGACGTGCCGTATGTAGCACCGCCAATGCCTAACTGACCCGCAGGTCCAAAACGGAAGGCTTCAGCAATAGAGTTGCTGCCAGTTGGCGTTGTGTAAATACCTGCATATGTACCCTGCGCCGTATCCGTAAAGTTTTCCGCTGCAGAGAATGCAATGTAGCCCGTAGACGCCGTACCAAATCCAGTCGCGCCATAACCACGGGCTGTGAATTGCGCTAAGAAATCGCCTGATTGCGATGCCGTTGGAGAAGCCGCCGTACCACGGGCTGATCGTGCCGTATATGCACCGTAAGCCCCCGTACCATAAGCATCTTGCGTAATACGGGTATTGGCGGCATTTGCGCCAACAATATACAAATCAGTACCAGCAGGAAGTGAACCTGTTGGCGTGGTCGTTTGCGTATTGGAAACAACAGTCAACTGCGTCTGCGGCGTAGCGGTGTTAATGCCCAAACGGTTATTGGTGTTATCCCAGAAAAACTTGGCGTTGTTTTGGCTGTAAACGCCGGATGCACCCGCAAACACGACAGAGCCAGTGGTAAATGCCGTTGAAGTACCCGTTCCGCCGTAGCCAACACCAATGGTTGAGCCGTTCCAAACACCCGCAGTAATTGCGCCGCTTGTGCCAATCGTCATGGCATCCGTTGCGCCGTTATTTACCACAAAGTGGATGGCATTATTTGTCGTTGTACCGATAGCAAGGTCAGCGGATGTCGCATCAAGATAAACAGTATTAGGCGCGTTAAATGCACCCGATCCTGCAAATGTTGAAGAATTCATCCCCAATTCGCCAAAATACGTTGATGACGTACCAAGGTTGTTGGAAACAATGAAATTTGTGGATGCCACGTTGCCAGAGTTGGTGTTTTGAAGCACCA